TCCTAGAGGTTCAAATGGTACTTCAGGTTCATCAGGTGCTTCAGGTTCATCCGGTGATTCAGGTTCATCAGGTTCTTCAGGTACATCAGGCTCAAGTGGCTCTTCAGGTTCAAGCGGTAGCTCAGGCTCCTCAGGTAGCTCAGGCTCTTCAGGTATAAATGGCACATCAGGTTCTAGCGGAACATCCGGTAGTTCAGGCACATCAGGCTCTTCAGGTACCTCAGGTTCAAGCGGAACTACAGGAACTAGTGGTAGTTCAGGTTCATCTGGTAGTACAGGCTCTTCAGGCTCAAGCGGCAGTTCAGGTATAAATGGTACTTCAGGTTCTTCAGGTATAAACGGAACATCAGGAAGTTCAGGTACCTCAGGTTCAAGTGGTACTACAGGAACTAGCGGTAGCTCAGGCTCATCTGGTTCTTCAGGCTCAAGCGGTAGTTCGGGAGTAAACGGTACCTCTGGTTCTAGTGGAGAAAATGGTACATCTGGTTCAAGTGGGGTAAACGGTACATCAGGTTCTTCAGGAACAACCGGTTCTTCAGGTTCAAGCGGTACAACAGGTACTTCAGGTACTTCAGGTACCTCTGGCTCTTCAGGTAGTTCAGGTATAGATGGTACATCTGGTTCATCAGGTATAAACGGAACATCAGGTTCTTCGGGAATTAACGGAACAAGTGGCTCTTCAGGCACTTCAGGCTCAAGTGGCTCTTCAGGTATAGACGGCACTGCAGGTACTAGCGGTACAACAGGTTCTTCAGGTTCATCTGGAGTTGACGGTACCTCAGGTTCATCAGGTTCTTCAGGCATAAACGGAACATCAGGTTCTTCAGGCATAAACGGAACATCGGGTTCTTCAGGTATTAATGGAACTTCAGGTAGCTCAGGTTCATCAGGTTCCTCAGGTACATCTGGTTCATCCGGCTCTTCAGGAGTTGATGGAACATCTGGAAGTTCAGGTTCATCAGGCATAAATGGAACATCAGGTTCTTCAGGTATAAACGGTACTTCAGGTTCATCTGGAGCCGATGGTACATCAGGTTCAAGTGGTAGTTCAGGTACTTCAGGTTCTTCTGGAGCCGACGGAACTGCAGGTACTAGCGGTACAACAGGTACTTCAGGTTCTTCTGGAGCAGACGGAACTTCAGGCTCAAGCGGTACATCAGGATCTTCAGGCACAACAGGTACTTCAGGTTCTTCGGGATCAAGTGGAGTTGATGGCACAAGTGGCTCTTCAGGTATAGATGGTACATCAGGCTTAAGCGGAACTTCAGGTTCAAGTGGCACTACAGGCACCTCAGGTAGTACAGGCTCTTCAGGTTCAAGTGGTACTGTAGGTACATCAGGTTCAAGCGGTAGTTCAGGTATAGATGGTACATCTGGCTCTTCAGGTACTTCAGGTAGCACAGGCTCATCTGGTTCTTCAGGTGTAGATGGCACTGCAGGTACTAGCGGTACAACAGGTTCTTCAGGTTCATCTGGCTCTTCAGGCTCAAGCGGTAGTTCAGGTATAGATGGTACATCAGGTACAAGTGGCTCTTCAGGCAGTTCAGGTATAGACGGTACATCAGGTTCAAGCGGTACAACAGGTTCTTCAGGTTCATCAGGCTCTTCAGGCATAGATGGCACTTCAGGAACTTCGGGTACAAATGGTACAGCAGGTACAAGTGGAACTTCAGGTAGTACAGGTTCTTCAGGCTCAAGCGGAACAGTAGGAACAAGCGGTACAGCAGGTACCTCAGGTAGCACAGGCTCATCGGGTTCATCAGGCTCAAGCGGAACTTCAGGCACAACAGGTACTTCAGGTACAGCAGGTAGTTCAGGTTCATCTGGAGTTGATGGTACATCAGGTTCTTCAGGTACAGCTGGTACTTCAGGTACATCGGGTTCAAGTGGTACTGTGGGTACTTCAGGTTCAAGTGGTAGTTCAGGTATAGACGGTACATCAGGCTCAAGTGGAACTTCAGGCACAACAGGCACTTCAGGCACTTCAGGTAGCACAGGTTCTTCAGGCTCAAGCGGTACTGTAGGAACATCAGGTACTTCAGGTAGCACAGGTTCATCAGGTAGTTCAGGGTCTTCTGGCGTAGATGGCACATCGGGAAGTTCAGGGACAGCAGGCTCATCGGGTTCATCAGGCTCATCGGGTATAGACGGTACTTCAGGCTCAAGCGGCGCATCAGGTACATCGGGTACAACCGGTACTTCAGGTACAACTGGAACCTCTGGCTCTTCAGGCAGTTCCGGCTCAAGTGGCACCGTAGGTACTTCAGGCACAACAGGTACTTCAGGCACTTCAGGTAGCACAGGTTCTTCAGGTTCATCCGGTAGCTCAGGTTCAAGCGGTACTGTAGGAACAAGTGGTACAGCAGGCACAACAGGAACTTCAGGTAGCTCAGGTTCATCTGGTACAGTAGGAACAAGTGGTACAGGTGGTACTTCGGGTACAACTGGCACTTCAGGATCTTCAGGTTCAAGTGGTGCATCAGGAACATCAGGTTCTTCAGGTACAGCTGGAACAGGTGGTACTTCAGGTACAGCAGGTTCTTCAGGTACTTCAGTAGCCGTAAGTGGTGTTACAAATTTTGTAGCTAAATTCGATAGTTCAACTACAGTTGCAACTGGTTCAATTAAAGATGAAGGCGCTTCAGGTGCAACAAATGTATTTGTTTCATCAGCAGGTAACGTAGGTATTAACACCACGGCTCCATCAGGACTACTCCACATATACCAACCTTCAGGAGCAGGGAACTTTCTATTTAGCCGTACTAATAATATAACTGGCGTTAACTTTCAACTATCTACTGATTCAACAAAAATAAGAATTCAAGGTTATGGAGATGGTCTTACATTCTGGACTGCACCCGCAGGCGTAGGTACGGACGCTATTGAAAGAATGCGTATTGATTCCTCCGGAGCAACTTCCTTTAAAGGCTCTTCTTCACTATCTACAGCTGTAGCTTCTATACAACATTATTCATCTAATGGATATCTATATATTAAAGGAGGGGCAGGAGGCTTAATCCTTGGAGATGATTCTACTGCTTCAAGAATACAAATAGAAGATAATTCTAATATAAGATTTGAAACTGCTTCTTCCGAACGTATGCGCATCACTTCAGCAGGCAACGTAGGTATTGGAACTACTAATCCTGGAGCTAAGCTTGAAGTAGTAGGATCAAGTGGAGCAATTTCCGGTACGGGGATGACTTACTTAAACAATACCGATGATGCTTTTTCTCTAGTAGTTAATAACGCAGGTAATTCATCTCAAAATGATAGAGGAGTATTTGAAGCAAGGGTAGGTACTAGTTCTGTCTTTAGAATAAACAACTCAGGCAACGTAGGTATTGGAACAACGAGTCCTGCTACGAAACTTCACGTCAATTACACAAGCGGAACAGGATTAACTCTATCAAACACAGTAGCTAATCTTTATGCTGAAATGCGTTTGCAAAGCGCAAACAGTTCCGCTTATATTTTTAAAAGTTCAAATGGATATAGTGCTTACGGCGGTATTAATGCTTTAAATATATTTAATGAAGGTCAAATAGCATTCCATAGTAGTACGGTAAGTAATATAATGTACCTAGCCGCAGCAGGCAACGTCGGCATTGGGACGACTAGTCCTCAAGCTAAATTACATATAGGTGCTTCATTAAACTCGATGCCTGCAAACACTTCAATAGCAATGAACGGGGGAACTACTTTAAGGTTTACTGGAGGTGGAGACGGTAATTCTGATTACGGTGCTTATATTGCTGGAGTGACAGTTGGGTCTATAAGAACTCTTCAGTTAGGGTCAAGAAACCTTAGTACAGATGAACTTGCTATGACTTTAAGTCAAGGCAAAGTAGGAATTGGGACGACTAGTCCTGATGAAATGTTACATATTGAAAATTCTTCTGGCGCTAATATTATTTTAAATTCAAATACAGGTGCAGTAAACAACGGTATTTATATGTCTGAAGGATTAAGCTCTACGCCGACAATAAACGGAGCTTACTTCTACTACGACAGCTCTGCTAATGCTGTAAAATTAGACACAGGAACAAGCTCATTATCTACAAAATTAACTGTATTAAGAGATTCAGGCAACGTAGGTATAGGAACGACAGGAATTGGAGTAAACGACAGGTTAATCATTAAAACATCTGTAGATAATGACGTTGCACAGGGGCTAGTAGTACAGAGAAGTATCAATACCGACGAAGGGTATATCAACTACAATGGTGGTGGTTTTCAATTTAGGGCTACAGATGGAGACCCTATTATATTAGGTCAATTATCAAATGAAAGAGTACGCATTGACTCTACAGGTAACGTAGGTATTGGTACTACTAGTCCATCATATAAGTTGGATATAAACGGAGGTACAGCCAGAATTACATATGCTGGATATTCTGGATACGAATATCATAACACTGCAGGAACTTGGGAAGTATATATAGGAACCGAAAATAACACAGGTAACGCTAGATATAATTCTCGTCAAGGTGATCATTCATGGTATGCAAATAGTACAGCTACAATGAAATTAACCAGTGCTGGTAATTTAGGTATTGGTACAACGGCACCAACAAGTGCTTCTGGAACAACTTTAGCTATATACAATGGTTCGGGCCAAGCTAGATTAGCATTAAAAAACTTTGTAACAGGAGATACTTCAACCGATGGTTTCCAACTTGCAATAGATGGAGACGGAGTTGCTATTATTGAACAAAGAGAAAACAACCATTTATCCTTCTCTACAAACGCTACCGCACGTATGCGTCTTACGGATGATGGTAATTTAATTATAGGAACAATTACAAACGCCGGATATCTTTTAGATGTAAACGGAACCGCTAGAGTTGTAACATTAATTGAAACTTCAGCTTTAAAATATAAAACAAACATTCAACCTTTAGAATCTCAACTTTCTAAAGTACTACAACTACAACCCGTTACATTTGATTGGATTGACAAACCAAACCCTAAACCAAACATCGGTTTAATTGCCGATGAGGTTGATAAAATATACCCCGAATTTGTATCTAAAACCGAAAACGGAGACATTGAAGGTATCGAATACTCAAAACTAACCGCAGTATTGATCCAATCGATAAAAGAGTTAAACGAAATAATTGCAAATCAACAAACACAAATTAATACATTACTTAACAAGTAAAATATTTATATATAAAATATGGCTCAGTTACAATCCACCAGCATAACAGGTTCCCTCATAGTTACCGGAGGTATTACAGGTTCCATCACGGGATCAATTGTAGCACCTGGTTCAACTACTCAAGTATTATATAATAATGGGGGTGTTGTTGATGGTGCTTCTGGATTGGTGTATAGTAGTGGTAACGTAGGTATTGGTACGACTAGTCCATCTTATAAAACAACAATATACGATTCATCTTTAAATACGGATGTATTAACGGTTTCAAATAATCAAATAAATGCAGATAGTGTCCAACGTTTTGTAGGGATATCATTGCAAGACCAATATGCAAATGGTACAGGTAATGCTAGTGCTATTAGGTCTTATAGTAATTTATATTCTCAATGGGGTTCTACTCTTACATTTAGCACAACAGATAACACAGGTAATGGTGTTGTAGAAAAAATGCGCATCACTCCTACGGGCAACGTAGGTATAGGAACAAACGGACCTCGACAGAAATTAAATGTAAATGGCCATATAGAATCCATGGCTAATTTTGGATTAAAAGCTTCTTATAACAACACAGATGCATATCATGGTTCACTTTCTTGGGCGACTCTACAGTTAGGAAATAACGGAGATAATAGAATAATAGGAGGTAGAACAGCAGCCGGCGGTAATTTAAAGTTTTATGTAAATAATACTAACGATGCTACACAGTATTCTACTACACCTGACGGTGTTTTAGCTATGACTATTGCTAGTTCAGGCAACGTAGGTATCGGAACGACTAGTCCTGGTTATAAGCTAGATGTTACGGGTACGGGTAGGTTTGGTGGAGATTTGACAGTCAGTAAATCTTCAGGAGTCTCGGTAATTTCTATTGAAAGTGGAAATAATTATTCTGTTCTTACCTTATTGGGAGGGCAAGTTGGAGATGCTGCATCAGGTTGGGGTATATATTCAGGTTACCCATTGGCAGGTGATTTTAATATACGTGAAAATGGAGTTGCTAATTACTTAACAATAAAGAAAACATCAGGCAACGTCGGTATAGGAACGACTAGTCCTGATAGAAAACTTGTTTTAGATGGAACACTTGGAACCCCTGCTTTAGAGATTAAGAAAAACACTGATAGAATAGTTTATCTTGGTACAGGAAGTTCTGCTTCTGCTGATGACAATACTATATTGCATTTAATGGACCAAAATGTAGTAAAAATTAATCTTAATACTGTAGGTGATAGTTATTTAAACGGCGGCAACGTAGGGATAGGGACGACTGCTCCAACGAGAACTTTACACGTAATTGGAGGTGATGGTGGTACTGGAACTCATATTGCTCAGTTTGAGGGGCGTTCCGGGGTTGTGGGAATGTATATTAGAGGTGACGGCAACGTCGGTATTGGGACGACTGCACCAATAGGAAATTTAAATATAAATAGTGGAACAGGAGATACGACTACTCAAGACACAACACTTTCTTTAACAAGGACATCAAGCACTTCTAATGTTTTGGCGGCTAAATTAGTTTTAACTGCTCCCTCTACATATCAACAAAATTTAGTTTTTAGAATTAAAACAACTGCAAGTTCAGCAGAAAATCCATCATATTATAGTGATGTGATGACGCTTAATTATGCAGGCAACGTCGGCATTGGTACCACTAGTCCAGGACAAAAACTAACACTAATTAATGGAACTTTTCAAATAGGTGGAACTTCAACTTTTTCTGATAATATAGAAATAGGTAGGGTTGGAAGTGACAATAATATGGCTTTCGCTACGGGAGGTACCGAACGTATGCGAATCACCTCTACAGGCAACGTAGGGATAGGAACGACTGCACCAGGAGCAAAGTTGGATATCGCTAGTACAGACGATACTTATGTTGCTAAATTTACACATTCTACAGTTAGTGGATTTGCTCCCGGTTCGATTTTACTGGAAGCAGGGCAAAGTAATTCTAGAGGGCAAGGTATATATCATTATAACAATGTAGCTGCTGAAAATTGGTTTACTGGAGTTCCTTATGCTGTAGGTAGTAAAAAATGGATTGTTGCAAATAATTATCTTACATCACAATCCGTTGGTGTAGCTCAACTTACCTATGCCCTACTTACTATTGACTCAGATACTGGCAACGTCGGTATTGGAACAACTAGTCCTGCGTATAAGCTAGATGTATTTGGTAATGGTAGATTTTCTACAGGTCAGGTATGGTTAAATACTGATGAAAACTTTGGGATATTACGTGACGGTAATGATGTTACAATAAAGGCTTGGAACGGTTTTAATTTTGTTGGTGATGGTGCGTCACAAAATTTAGTAAAAATATTAACAAACGGCAACGTAGGTATAGGAACGACTAGTCCTGATGTTAAATTTCAAGTTCAAGGTGGCGCAGTAAAAGCAACTACGTCAAACTATGCATCTCCAAGTACGGGTGGCGCAATATCAATGTTCCAAGATAGCAACGACTATGGAACTATTTGGGCAGTAAAAGACTATAATGGCGGATGGGCTAACGTAGCTATTTCCCCCTCAGGCGGCAACGTCGGCATTGGAACGACAGCTCCAGTATCAAAGCTTCACGTGGTTGGTGAAGGCGATACAGTTACACTTCAAAAGTCAAACAATGTTCCTGCCTTAGCATTTTTAGGTACATCAACCAATAAATCAGTAATTGAAGGCGGTGATAATTTTAACTTTTATACTGGTGGTTCATCAAGAGTTTATATTACAAATACAGGCAACGTAGGAATAGGGACGACTAGTCCAGCTTCTAGGTTGGATGTTGTATCCCCCACTACAGATACGGCTATATTTAGAAGTAGTGTTAGTACCCAAACAGTCACCTTTGGCTCTACCACAAACACATTATATAGTGATATTATACTAAAAACAAATGCAGGTAATGCAGAAATATTCAAAGCGGGAACGGGATATACTTCATATGGAGGTGCTTTAGCTTTAAACATTTATAATAGTAGTGGAGCTATTGCATTTCACCCTAATAATTCAGCTAATGCAATGTTTATTGCAACAAACAGCAACGTAGGTATAGGGACGACTAGTCCTTCTTCGGCATTAGACGTAAGAGGTGTAATTGAAAGCAGTACCGGAACCATTAGAACTGTATTAAGCTATACGGGGTCAGGTGGAGTTACCGGAACATTGACAAACCACCCCTACATTTTATATGCTAATAATGCCGAGCGTATGCGCATCACCTCAGCAGGCAACGTAGGGATAGGAACGGTTAGTCCTTCCTATAAGCTAGATATAAATGGTGAGACTAGACTTGGAAAGCTAATTACAACTTGGAGCAATAGCCCAATCACTCCTTCAGCAGTAATGTATTCCGAAACAGGGTACAATACTGTTATTGCAGGAAACGGTCAATTTAGCACATCTTACTTGGCGCTAATGACCACTGGAAATATGATATATTCTGGCGGCAACGTCGGTATTGGAACGACTAGTCCGAGTACAAAGCTAGATGTTGCAGGTACTTTAACAGTAGGCAATATTGGAACATCAAGATTTACAGACACAAGTGCATTTCCTTTACAATTGAATAGAGGTTTAGATGTAGATATCTATGGAGCAAATGGAGTAATTCTTGGAATGGGAACTATAAAATCTGGCACCTATAAAGACGGAGCTAGAATTGCTGGTGGATTAGGTTCTAATGGAACTGATGGAAACTTTTCAGTTCAAACTAGAGGAGGAGACAGCTTTACTACTGCATTGCATATAAATTCTTCTCAAAACGTAGGTATTGGAACGACTAGTCCTAGTTCACCCGGTGGATTTACTAGGATAGTACACATTAGCGGAGGTTATGCATCTTTAGTTCTGACATCTACCATACCTAGTAAAACTTGGGAAATAGGAGTGAATTCATCTTCATTACTTACATTTTACGATGGTACTGCAGACAGAATGGTTATCACTAGTTCAGGTAACGTAGGTATAGGGACGACGAGTCCTGGAGTAAAATTAACTACTCAAGGAGCTAGTGGTTCTCCAGCTACATCTGGAACAACTCAAACAAATGGAGCATTTAGAATTCAAGACGGAACTACAGCTGTTGTAGATTTTGGAGTAGCAGGCGGTAATGCTGCTTGGTTGCAATCAACTAATTCTGGGTCTTTAGGTACAAATTATAATTTTGCAATTAATCCAAATGGTGGCAACGTAGGGATTGGTACGAGTAGTCCTGCAGCTAAATTAGATGTTAACGGAGATGTTTTTACTAGAGGAACAGAATATATTTTACAATCAGTAAATAACACAACAGGTTACTTATATTTTGACCACTCCGGAACTCAAGTTTGGAAACAAGGTATATTTAACGATAATACAAGTACTTTTTCAATTGGTAATGGAGGAGCGTTTACTAGATTACTTAATATAACAAATGCAGGCAATGTAGGTATAGGTACGACAAGTCCTAGTGAAAAACTGGATGTTATAGGAACTGTTAGGTCATATGCAGATGCTGGTAATTACGGTCAAATAGCTAATGGTTCATTTCAAGCACTAGGTGCTCACGGTGGTACTTTTATGTTAGACTTAGATAACACGGGCACTGCTGATTTAGTTAACATTAAGAAGAGTGGCTCATCAAGGTTTTATATTAAAAACGATGGCAACGTAGGGATTGGTACGAGTAGTCCTGGTCAAAAATTAGATGTAAATGGATATATTATATCAGACAGATACTATCCTAGAAGTTCAAATAATACTTATATAATTGGTGATACTGGTGGTTTAGTTGTTCAAGGCCCCGGATATTTTTATGTCCCTGCTTCTGGAGGTTCTTATTTTGAAACTATTGCAAGATTTAGAGCAGGTATATCTAATGATCTTAGTACTTACTTAACAATTAATGGAGGTACTTCCGGGTATACTTATTTTAGTGGTAATGTAGGTATTGGTACGACTAGTCCATTAGTACCACTCCAAGTTACTGGTGTTATAAGAACAACAGGTATAACAGGACAAGTAGATGTTGACCCAACACATGGTGCTTTTAGATTTTATGATGGAACTATATTTAGAGGAGGATTGGGAATGGGGCAATGGGCTAGTGTAGGTAATACTACAGATATAGTGCAATACTTAAATAACGTAAACTATTATATTTCAAATGGCACAACACCCTTAGTTAAGGTTGAAACAGGAGGTAACGTAGGTATAGGGACGACAAGTCCAGCACAAAAGTTACACGTATCTTCTACTGGGGTTAGCCGTATATTAATTGAAAACACAGACAATCAATCAACTGGTGCTGGAACCCAGATGGTCGTTAAAAATGGGGCAACGATAGTTGGAAATGGAACAATACGTACAGACAATTCTGATAATATGCAATTCTTTAACATCGTTGGAGAACGCATGCGTATCACCTCAACAGGCAACGTAGGCATAAACCAAACAGCACCAACATACACTCTTGAGGTTGCAGGCGACACAAGAACAACTACCTTACGAGTAGATGATATAGGTGGTCCACCACCACAAACCCCTACAAGTGGACCCACACTAGCATATGGTCCTAACATAAATGATTATTTAACATCTCCCGATACTTGGTTAAAAATTAATATAAATGGAACAGATTATGTAATTCCCGCATTTACACCACAATGATAAAACTAACAGACGAACTTAGAAAACAAATAGAAGAAAGAGGAGGTAAAATCATAAACCTTACCTCCGAGGAATTCTTTACAGCACTTAAAGACGCAAAACTATTAACAAATAACAATAAACAAACCACAAAATCATGACAACTTACAATTGGAACTGTAGAACAGTAGACGCTTACCCACAAGATGGGGACAACACAGACGTAGTGTACAATGTACATTGGATCGTAACCGGTATTTCGGATCAATTAGATTCTAAAGGTAACCCATACTCGGCCACCAACATTGGTACACAAGTATTAAACACTAGTGATATAACAGACTTTATCCCTTTTGAAGATTTAACAAACGAAGAGGTTGTAGCCTGGACCCAATCCGCAATGGGTGAAGAACAAGTAGCAAGCATCGAAGCAAGTATACAATCTCAAATAGATAATCTAATCAATCCTACTAGTGTTACCTTAACTAT